TAGGGTCTGATGCTACTTCTTCTCCGGTCAATATTCTTACACCGTTGTCCAGTTCTTGCCTGGTTGTCGTTAAAGTGGCTTCCGCCTGTTCAATCGCTGGTTGGATTTTTTGTAGGAATGCGTCTGATTTCTCAGCACCCATTTCGTCTCTGATTCTGTCTGCCAGTTCTAACATGCCTTCTGTCTTCATTGATGCTAGATCTTCCAAGAATGATGTCACCTTGTCCATCATGTCTTTTGCGGCTAAAATTAATTCTGATTGTTCTTCAACACCCTCTTTGGTCATTATCTTGCTGACTATCTTCTTCTCATCTTGGTCCAGTGCCTGTCCCTTGTCCAGTTTGCTCTTTGCTGATAATGTCGTTGATGCTACCTTGGTCATTGGATCTGATGAACCGCCGTACTCGGCAAGTTTTCTTTCTTGTATCGCTTGGTTGATGATGTCCAGCATCATTTGGTTCTTCTGGTAACCGTCGTCCTTGAGTTCCTGTCCGAAGTGTGTGTTCTGTGTGATCTCGTGTATCTTTGTCCTTACGTGATTCGCATAATCTTGTAGTTCTACTTCATTGAATTGTGTGAGATCCATAGTCATGTTGAATCTTGATTCGAATTCTTTCAGCAATGATTCTGTAGTAATTGGTTTTGTAAGGTCTAAGCTCTTCATACTGTGTTTATTTATTATCTATGCTCCGAACGTGTCATTAAAGATCTGCTGTATGTTCTCCTTGCACTCGTCCGCTAGGCGGTTAGCGACGTCCAACCTGTCCCAGTAAACATCCTCCATCTGTTCGTCCTTGTTCTTCTGTGCCTCCCTAATCATGCGTTTGGCACTCTGTATGTCGAACAGTTGTGAGGCGTGTTTGGCGTCCACGTCCAATATGTTGTAGGGCACGTTCTTGCCATCCGCCAGATAGTGTGCCACCAGGATTGCAGTCTGTTTGAGGTTAATGTCTTCATGTAATATCTTGGCCTCCATCATGTCCGCTATCACGTACACGTATCTGGTGCCTGTGTGCTTCTTGGGTACGATGGCTATGTTACCTATCAGGATGCCCTTGCTGAACTGCTTGGGCAGGTGTCGGAAAGGTTGACGTGCCTGTTCCCGTTGTGCCAGGTCCGCCAGTTTAGACTTCAGCCCGTAGGCCTCTATCTGTTTTACCAGTTCTGATTTATTTTTTCCTGTCATTAGCAACAAACTTTATCTTCCTATTTAAAGCATATTGCATGTGGGTGTCAAGTTTCTTTCGCACGAAGATGGCCTTGTCCGCCAACCGCTTGGCCCTATCCGCGTCCTCCGGAGACAGTTGGTCGCTCCTGAAAGATTCTGTTGTGTGTTGCCTTATGAATTCAACGTCCGTGTCTGTGACGTAGACCTTGGCCCGAGGTGCTATCTGTATGAACATGTATTGGTAATATTAGCCTGGCATCTTCATCAGGATCACTACCACTGTTGATAGTAAGCCTGCGACCACTGTGCCCGCTGTTGCTATGATTGTCTTCTGACTGCTCTTGTGACTGGCCGACATATCCTCATTCATCTTGGCCAACCTCACTTCAATCGCACTCAGTCTGTCGTGTAACCCTTTGTATCTCTCTGAACAAAGGTCCACGTGTGCTTCAAGGTTCTGTTTCTCTAATTCTGTTGTACTCATCAATATTATGTATTCTCTTAATTCCTGTTTGATCTCTCTGATCTCCGCCGTTATAGCCTGGAACTGTGCCTGTCGCATTGCCTAGATGAGCCTCTGTGTGTTTTTTGTTTGTGCCTAAATGTACTGTTATTTATCTATAGGACCGGCGTATGAAAAGTACGTGTTTATGACACCGCCCGCCAGTGCACCGATGATCTTCTGCCTATCAGTGCCGGCCATCTCCTTGGTGACGAAGGTGTGTATGGGCAGGTGTGCTGTGTTTGTGCAGTCGGCCACGATGGGTATGAGGCTGAAGTCCTCCACCAGGTTCTCGGTGGGGTCTGTGAAGTCTCCGTACACTCCCGACTGTTCCGTGAAGAACTGGAAGTGCCACGTGGAGTGTGCACCTTCGTAGTAGGATCCGAATGCGTGATTGCCCAGGTTGGGCAGTTCAACCTTCTGCGGCGGCTGTTCCCATGTGATGTTACCCCTCATCTGTAGCAGTTGCAACATTGTACTGAAGTTGGAGTTCTGATCTCGTGCAATGGCCAGTGTGTGCTTGTCCTTTATGTCGTGGCCCGCGTCTGTCGTGAACGGGAACTGCTTTTTTAGGTTACCGTTATCGGTTATGTCCACCAGTGTGTGTATTCTGTACTCATGCATCCTGTTTCATGTCCCTTTGGATCATGCTGACAATCTTGTGCTGTTCCTTCTCGACCACGCAGTCTATGTGGGTGTATCCCATCTCCTTGGCCAACTGGTATCGCTGTCTGCCACGCCACACTATCAGCACCTCTCCGTCCCTCTCTGGTGCCTCTTCTGGCAGGTCCGGACTGCCTCTCTTGTAGAATTTTAGGTGTATGTTCCGCCAGTAGTCCTGTGTCACAGGCCAAAGCATCAAGGGATAGTCCATCTCACCACTGGCGATGCTGACCTCTAGTTCATCACGATCTGGTATCTCCTCGTAGATGCTGGCCGGTTGTATCTCGTGCATAGCCATGGTCTTGATCTCATACTTTCTGGCATGGTCCAGCATGTAGGAATCTTTTGCCCTGAGGTGTTTCATATGGATATTTACTCCATAAAAAAAGGGCGAACCTAATTAAAGATCCGCCCTTTGGTAAAGTTTTAAATTACTACGCCGCGCCTCTTTGATCTAAGATTCCAAAGACTGTCTGCGCACCTGATGAACCTTCACCTTCTGCAGGCAAGTGTCTCATCTTGACCTGCACGTTTCCAGCACTATCACCAACACTGATTGCCGCTAGGATGTCGGTTTCTAAATCGATTTCTGCATCTCTAATAAGATCCGCGTCAATTGATCTATCGTCATCGTTCACGTTAGTGGTATGATTGTACATGTCCGGGGCACCTTCAACAATAAATTGGAATGTGTCGATAGAATCGTCCGCATTTATTGCCGCCACCTCAGAAGCATCATCGTCTGTGGCTTTCCTTGCCGTGAAATAGTTTTGAGCAAGTAGTGTTCCTTTGACATTAACAGTACTGGCAACCTTTTGGAAGGTACTGTCAAACGTTTCAGGGTTCGTAGCCGTACCAGTGATAGCATCATCAAATGTCACCTCAACGAATGTAAGTCCTTTTCCGTTGAATGCTTGTCTATTTGACATATTACCACTGTTGTTTCTTGTTATAGGCATTTTTGTTCTCCTTCTATATCAAACTATTACGCATTTACACCAGTGTCTGACATACCTGCTGATTGCTCAGTTACTGTCGCACCGCTGATAGTAGCCGCGATCTTGGCATTTCCGTTTAATGCTTGGATAGCCGCTTGAATCGCCGCAACTGTTGTAGTTGAAGAGATAGAGTCTAAACTATCTTTTCTCACCGCGTAAGTCACCTCTGTGTTACTAACTGCTAAACCACCTTTACCAATGATGTTCACACCTTGGTTGGCAATTGCTTGTTCGGCTAGTTCTAGACCGGCCTTTGTTGAGTCTTCGTTTGAAGCGTCTTCAGTTTCAGCCGCCATAGAGTTAATGAAGTCAACTGTTAGGTAGGCTACGTCAACACCCTCGAACTCATTGTTCATGTTGATCGCGAAGTTATTTTTTGAAATTGGCATTTTAAAGTCTCCTTATAATGTTAATACCGTTTGTTATTATTAGATGTTAGACACAACTGCAACTGTAGTTCCACCCACATCGATAGTAGCATCGTCTGAAGTAGAAGTTGAACTCGCTCTACATCTCACTGATCCTAACGCTTGTAGGTAAGTCTGCATGTTTGCCGCCGCCGCTGTCTGTGGTGATGCTGGAGTACCAGTTCCTGTGTTTGCCCAAGAATCTGATCTCTCAACTGCCACAGTGATAACACCGTTGGTTGTTGTTACATTATAGTACTTCAAAGTACCTCTTGTTTGGATCGCTTGTAAAATTCTGTCCACGATTCCATCTTTGTGCGTGTTCCCATCGATGTCAACTGCTGTTGTTGAACTGTCTTTGACCGTTACTGTGAAGTACTCGATCGCAACGTCACCAAATGTAGTTGTATCTGCTACGAAAACCGCATTGTTGTTTGAGTTAATTGCCATTTTTAATCCTCCTTTTTTTCTGATTCAAATGACTATGATCCCGCTCAGGGATCAAGTTGCAAGTATTTAGTGGTAAGATTGGTAAATTATGCTGTAATATTAAGATTTAAGCCACACTTCGTCACTCTTTGTTCGTTTTATGAACTTGTAACCTAGATCTTTCAGTATAGACTCACATTTCACAACAACATCAATCCTCTTGTCCCTTTTCATTTCGATGTTGATCACGGGATCGTTCTTGCTCAATGTTTCCCTCGCTCCGTTCAGTAATGGTATTTCAAAACCGTCAACGTCTATCTTCACGAAGTCAATGTTGGTCAATCCAAAACTGTCAAGTGTCCTGCAGTCTATGTCTCCGTCCTCTTCATGTAACACTGTTGAGTTAAAGTCTTGCTTGGCCTTGTGCTCTTTGTTGGACAGTCCATAAGGCCAGAGCAATACATTTTTCTCTTGTATGTTCTTCTCGAAACATTCTCTGAAGTTGGGGTTTGGTTCAAAACACACCACACTCTGGAATCTTTTGGCCAGGGGCCTTGTCCACTGTCCGATGTTGCTACCTATGTCCAGGCACACACGCCATTGCTTGACGTATTTCAAACTGGCATCTCTCTGTGCCTGCTGTCCGTTGCCCGCGTCTTCTAGATATGTTGGTTCTGTGTGCTGACCGTAGAGTACCCAGTAACTATTTTCGTTTGGCATCGCACTCTTTACATGCACAGTCTGGACAATCTCTGCACTCGGTACAGGATTTTCTACAGTGCTGTTCACACCCACACTTCTCACAGATATATTTGATCATTATTATAGTTCCTTGAATTTCTTTAGTATGTCAGTGTTGGGAAGTTTGGCCTGTAATTGCTGTTGCAGTCTGTGTAGGGTCTGCATCTTCATCTTTGAATCCAACTTCGTATAGTTGGCCACTGCTCGCCTGATGTTCTTGAGGTTGGCGTCTGTTATGTTAAGTGCCCTCTCAAGATGTGTTAGATTCTTGTAATGATCCTCCCAGGTCCTCAGATACCTCCTCAGTGCCATCACCGGTAACGGCTGTCTCTGCCTCATGGCCTGTGCCTGGTCCTTGTTCTTGAGCTTCTTGGTTATCTCGGGATCACCCGACACGATGGCCAACATGTTTGATAGATCATTGTTGATCATCCTGACTTGGTCGAAAGTTCCCTTGGCCATGGTCTGATCTGCGTATGACTTAGCAAAAACTATTGTGTCCTTGTGTTGGCTCATTAAGGCCAGTGCGAGGAAACTGAGATATATCCTCTCTGTGACCTCTGGGAAAGTAAATCTCTGCAAGTCACTATGCCGTCTTATTACCTTGCCCTCAGATACATACTTTAAAAATGGTGTTAACATACGGATATTTATAGGCGATATGCAACGAAACTTTATTCTCACAGACGTGATGAAGACCGGTGATCACCTCAAACTGGAACAATTTATTAATTCACACAGTTTATCAGATCAGGCCTTTGATATGACTGGCGAGTATTATACCTTGCACAACTACAACCTAGACAGTTATGATCGCAAGTTTGCTGTCATAGACATGGGCAAACAGAATTTTCGAATCAAGGATAATAAAGATTTTGTCTTAGAATTACAAAGACGTTGTGAACTATTACACAGCCAAGGATTTGTGTTTATCAAGGCCAATCCGTGGGAATCACAGGAGAACTGCAAACAGATAGCACAGTTTCCAGAAATAGAAATAAAGCATATCAAGTGGACCGGTGGGGTGAGTTGGTTTTGGTGTTTCATGTACAACAAACACAAGAATAATAGATTTAATTTTGATCACCTAAGCAAAAAGTATGACTTCCTGTATCTCAACAAGGAACCAAGAGCACACAGGCAAAAATTGTATAAGAAATTATTTGACAATGGTATATTAGAAAACAGTCTGCACACACGTTGGCCAGATAGGAAACTGCCTGCGGAGTATGAACTGCCATGGGCACAGGACTATCCACGGTACGGCAAGGACCAAGACATGTTCGAGAAGCCATACAACGACACTGCTTGTAGTATTATTTCAGAGACCAACGACAACGACTATGAAGTATTCATGACAGAGAAAATATGGAAACCAATCATAGCACAACAATTCTTCGTAGTTCATGGCAATTACCTTTACCTACAAAGATTACGAGAAATGGGGTTTAAGACTTTCAACAATTACTTCGAAGAAGCATACGACTTAGACAGAGATCCAGATGTGAGAATTAACACCATAGTTGATGTTTGTGACAGGTTACGTGATGCTCCGTGGCAAGACTTTTATCTGCAGAGCCAACTATTAAGACAACACAATTATGATAATTTTTTCAATAAAGAGAAATTAAGTTTGGAAGTCAACAAGACCCTAGAACTATTTCTTGAATTTGCTGATACCGGTCAAGTTCCTACGTGAGAATCCCAACCTATCTACTAACTTGACAGCATTGCCTGACCTGTCCACAGCAACGAATCCCTCTGGCTCCGTGACAACCAATCCACCGTCGGTTTGTTGGAATGATCCTATGGCCTGTGCCTGGTTCATCTTCTTGAGAACGAATGCTTTCATGGTCTGCACTGCTTTGTAGAACATCAGCATGGCCTGTAGTGGTTTCTTTGCCCTGTTAAGGAAAACGGGCATCTGTTTCATCTTGTCCTGTCTCAGTTGCAAGGCCTTCTGTGCCTTGAGTCCTGACATCTGCTGTTGCATTCTGTCTGCGTAGAACTTCTTGAATCCTAGAAGGAACTTGTTGACATCACTTGGCAACTGGCCTTGTTTGACCATTGCGTTGATGTACATCTGGAACATGGGTATGAAGTCTTGGTTCTGTCCCAACACACTGGATAGGTTTTGTGGAACACCACTTAATAGTGTCTCTAATTTTTCTATTCCGTTATAGAATTGTTTTGTCTCTGCATCTGTGAACTTGGCCGACCCTGACACATCTTTGTAAGTGGCATTGTCAAAGAACACATCATTGCTTTTGGCAAATGAACTTATATCTGCTCCGCCTTGTGCGTTCATGTCTGCCAGGGAGTCACCCACATAAGTTGTGTGGAATATTATGCCAACTTTGGCTCTGTCTATCTGTTTGCCCAATTCACTTGCTTCGGGAACCGCGTAGGTGATTGTGTTTGGAGTAAATGTTAAATTTGGTTTACCATCAACGTTTTTACGTGTAATGTCTTCGTCAGTGAATAAAAGATCACCTTGCACTACCCCTTGGATGTTTAGTTTTTTTAGATGGACCAAACACTTGAGCAGTTTCTGTCCCAGGTCGTCCGTTCCGTGATTGTTCGCTATGTCTCGTTTGGTGTAGTTGATTTTTGCGTTCTTGGCAAACACGGATTTCGTTCCAACAAAGAATTTACCATTGTCTGGATTAGTACCACACACCACAGCAGGGGCACCATCCCACTTGACAGACACACTCATTGATTCTGAACTTGTGCCTTTAAGTGTCAATAGTAATCCTCTGAAGTACTCCAGCACTGCTTTACCACCCTCATAGCCGTCAGTGATAACAATGTCCTCGATGTGTTCCAGGTGCGTCCTTTTGAATTCGGTAAGGACATCTTCTATCAACATTGTTAGTCCTCTTGGTATTCGCCGTCTTTTATCTTAAGGATGTTTTCTTTAATGTCTTTGTTTTCTTTGATTCTTGCGACACCTTTTGTGAATTTAGATGCATCCATGTTTTTCAGTGCAGAGTTAAATTTTTTCTCTAGTTTGAACGCTGTGTCTTGATCGAAGTTTTCCCTGATGTAGGTCATCAGCCTGATCGCACTTTCCAGGATGTGAGAGGCCCTGCTTTCCACGACCTCTTCCTTGTCTCTTCTGAGAGGCATTGAGCTCAGTTCTTCTAATAGACTTTTAGTGTGTTTTTGCATTGTAGGTATTTACTTCTTATTGTAACACAATTTTAGTATAAGTCTACTGGGAGACCAGTTTTTTATACACGAAATACTTACGTTGGTTGGTGTCATCACGTATATCTAGCACTTTTAAGTTAAAAATTTCTGCCAGTTCTATGATAAAAGGCACATTCCAAGCAAAGAACTCTATCCAGTCCGCCTCAGGCTTATCGTGTTGCACTCCTGGGTTTACCCTGAAGAACATGGTACCTCCCTCTGCCAACAGGTTCACACATCTTGATACCTCCTCAATTATTTTGTCCCTGTTACCAAAGTTAACCGAACCCAGACACATGATCACGTCAAACCGTTGATCCGTCTTGTAGTCCAGTGTGCTGACCTGTAGGTCCGCTCGATCGTTGTAGGGGTCAATGCCTATGAGATTATCTATCTTGCCCTTGAACTCGTTATAACCACAGCCTACATCAAGAACTGCCCTTGGTTTGAGACTGTTCACTTCGTCGATAAGTGCCACACCCGAGTACTTCCATTTCTTCATGTCGTTCTGCCAGTACTTGGAGAAGTACTTGTGCAGGCAGGCGTCATCTATGGCCTCCACGTATTGCTCCAGTGTGTCGCAACGTTCCACTTCCACACCGAATGTTTCCAAGATGTATGGTTGTGTTATCTTCGTGAGATCGTTTTGGCTATGTGCCAATAATTGGGCAAAT